GATGCGCCGAGCGAATGGTTGCCATCCGCCCTGCGAATGATCGCTGCCAACTGCTCCACCGTGGGCAGCCGTACCGCTTGCGAGTCGGCGGCCTCGGCTTCGATGCGGGCGATCAGACGAGCATCCGACAGTCGCTCGTCCCAATCCGGGTGATACGCACGACGATGGGCCTCGTTGCGTTCCAGCAGCGCCCGTCCTGCCGCTGTGCGTGGGATCATCTTAGGGTCGGCAATCATTACATCTCCCTTGTGCGTCGAGCCTGCTTCTCCAGCGTTCTGTGCGGTCGCAGACAGAGCAGGCGTGACGCCGCAGCACATACTCGGGGAATCGCAAACGGATATCGTCGGCATGGTGGTCACACAGCCGCCAGTCGGCGCTCGTCTGAATGCCTAAGATCATGCAGGCAGGCTCGCCGCAGAACCTATCTCCTAGCCACTTCTCGCAGCCGAGATGCGGCAACGCGAGCCGTGGCGTTCGGTCCAGATGTTCTTGCCAATGGGCTGCGTCGTAAGTCATTGTGTCTTCTCCCGTACTCCAAAGGATTCTACGCGCGGATTCCCCGCATTGTCAACAGTCCTTTTCGCGGCACGCTTGGCTCGACTGTGAGCATTGATCTTGTCCCTGTTGCGGGTGTTCCATGCCTTGGAATACGGCTTGTTGTAGATCGTGTTCGCTGTGGTGCATGGCTGGCATCGGCAGCCCCAGTTGAGATAGGTAGACATTAGCCCGTGCTTCTCGGGCGGCAGCGTGTCTACCCGAGTTTTGCGATCTTGACTGCCTTTCTTGTATTGCGCTCTGGCCGCATCCATGCACAGGTCACACTTACAGCCATAGCCTGCATAGCCGTAGTAGGTGCCGTGCGGCGTGGTCAGGTACTTACGATACGGTGGTTTGCGCGGGACGACGATGCCGCGATTTTGGAGTGCGGCCCGTGCTGCCGAGTATGAGTAGCCCAAGCGGGCGGCGATGGCGTCCAACGATTCCCCGGCTTGATATGCCGCGACCATTGCATCCACGGCAGGGCTGCGCCGCATCCCGAGTTTGATCCCCTCCCGCTTGATGATCTGCTCAATGCGTTGCCGCGAAATGCCGTAGTCCGTGGCAACCGCTTGCAGCGTTTCGCCCTTTCTGATGCGATCCACGATGATCGCATCACGCTCGGCGTGTGCTGAGACTTGTCCCGGTGTGCGTCCGCGCTTAGGCTTCGGCTGGGGCCGAAGCGCCGAATCAGTACGTCCATCACTTTGGGCCTCCGCGTCGAGGATGGCGGCCGACTGACCACAGATGAGACAGTCGCCATAGCGCGTCGCATTGTGGCCACGAATCTCACGACGCCAATGCCCACCAGCCTCTTTCTCGATCCGCTCCACCGTGGCACGGCGCTCGGTGGCGAGGGCAGCGTCCACCGCTTTGCGCGGTGCGTGAACCCACCCGTCCTCCATCTCCCAATCGGAGAGCGCTATAGATCCCGGCGGGTAAGCACTCTCAGGGAAAGGCGGCAACCTCCTCGGTCGCCCAACGCCACCGGCCATCAGTCCATCGCCTCGACGCTGTAGACGATCTCAGCGTCTATGGCGTCTTGGTAGCAGATGAGCCAATCGGCATGAGCGATGGCAGTGACTATCCCGTTCGCATCAGCATTCAGGAGATAGCAGTCATCGCTCAGCAACACTGAGTGACCGCAGTAGTAACAATCGCCCCGTGAACCGGAAGCGCTAGGCCAGCCGGAGAGCACAGGGGCGTTGACCCAATCTCGGCCGTTCAGGTAGCCCCCCAGCCGCTCCGCAGCCTCGTTGGTCATCTCTCTCTCCCTGCGGCCTTGGCCGCGATTGCGTGCTCTGGCTCGATCAGCCCATGCGCCAGCAAACTCCATTCCTCTCCCTGCGGCCCGAGAATCAGATGATCGGCCAGTACGATCCCACAGATACCCGCCGCCTCCATGATGCGGCGTGTCAATGCCATATCCTCACTGGTTGGATACAGGTTGCCGTCAGGATGGTTGTGAGCGATTACAAAGCGCCGCGATGCGGCAACCAGCGGCACCCACAGCACCGCCTGAACCTCGACCTCGACCGACTGCCGTGTCCCCGCCGCAATCCGGCGTATGACCGCCAATCCGCCGCGAGCATCCAGCGCCGCACTCCACAGGTATTCCCTTTCATCTAGGCGTGCGTCAGGATCATGCTGCGCGACCCACGCGGCGATCATCGGTTGCCTCGCATGATGTTGACGGCATGGATCAACTGCTCGGCCAACTTGAGCGCATCATTCTCCGATAGAACCTCCGATGCGATGGGCGTGTTCTTGAGATAGTCAAGTGTCACATATAACGCGATGTATGACGGCTCGCCGCGTCCCGGATGGACCGGGACGGCATTGAGCACACTAATCTGCTTGGCGGTCATGCAGGCACCGCCCAGAACCCCGTCGCCGTGCGGCCAGTCGCCCGCTCAAACAACCGGACCCCCGGCTGCCAGTCCTCCACTCCGCCGTCACTCGTGACCTCGACTTGTGGGAAGCGGTCTGCCAGCGCGATTAGACTTGCCGTGACTACTACGTCATACGGCTTCTCCGCAGTCTTGCAGAAGTCCCAGCCTGTTGATTCCAAAGCCACGCCGAATGTCTCATACGAATCGTCACCGTCGCCGTTGATCCAGACGCGACTAGGCGTGACTTCGGGCTCTCCCTCGCCGTGTCCGCCGCGAATCGGAATCTCGCTACCGTGGATGATCGCCTGCACGTCAGCCGACCAAGCCGCGAACGGTTCAGGCTCTAGCGGTGCCTCGATTGTCCAGTAGTGGCTATACCCCATGTCATTCTCCCTTCTGATCTCTAAGTTTGCGATGGATGTCCCTGTAGGCTCCATAACCCATACCTGCTAAGGCAACCGCGAACCCGTAAGGATGACTGAATGACCATGCGATACATACGGACAAGACGACTATCGCCGCCAGAGTAAGTGCAAGCAGCCAGCGTTCGGTATCGCTCATCGTTTTGGCGGCCAGTCGCCGAACGCATACGCTGCCCGCACGCTGATCGCATTGCGGAATGGATCAGGCTTTAGAAAGTCGGGGATCGGCAAGTCTGTGTCGTCCTCGTCCTCCTCGTACAGCGGCCCGCCTACATCGTGTGCCTGTTCCCGCATAGCGCGTGTCGGCGGGCGGCCAAGGCCGTCCCACGCGGCGTAGGCTTGGGCCTCTAGCGTGGCGTTTCGGCGCTTATCGTCCTCGCAGGACCGATGATTGCCCGTGTCGCCGTTCCAGTCCTCTCCCTCTCCGCCGTCCTCCCAAGCCTCGCCGCACAGATCGCAGCGCGGCGTGACCACCTCTAGCCCACCGTGGCGTGCGGTCATGGCTCCATCGGTCATGGCTTCGATCCAATCGTCCGTGCCGTTGACCGTATCCTCGTCGCTGTTCTCCCACCGCGGCCTGAAAAGCCCAAGGGCAATGCCCTCTGCCTCAACAGGACCGATCTTAGTCTCGGCCTCTAGCGCCGCATTCCGTTGCTCGATAGCGGCTCGCATCATGCCGCCTACGAAGGCCCGCATATCGCGTCCCTCGTCAATCGCCGCCATTACCATATCCAGCGCGGCCACTTGTGCCGCAAGCGTGTCGCTTCGCTTAGTCACGAAAGTCCTCCTCAAATAGCCATACAATCCGTTCGCCTTGTGCGGCCTCTTGTGCAGCGCAGACAGCCAGCGCAGATGTCAACGGATGTCTCGTCCATGTCGTGCTCCTCGTACCAATGGCCGCAAGCACAAACGGTGTCAATCGTCATTCCATGACCTCCCAATATGCCTTGTCGTCTTTGTCCTCTGGCGGCATGAGATAGACCCACTTGCCGCAATCCGTACACCAGCCTGTGACTTGGCCGTACTCCGACCCTTGATCCTCTACCGTGTCATGGCCGCAGTCTGTCACTTGCATTGCGGCAATCCTTTCGCTGCCATGCGTGCGGCGCGCGTCTCATCGAGCAGCCGCACTACCTCGTCCATTGCCTTGACCGCCTCGGCGTAGACTTTCGCCTTATTCGCGGCGATCTCCCGAGCGTGCGGCTTCGTGTTCTCATAGTTGAGCGTCCGTCGCTCATAGTCCAGCCACCATCGAAACTCGCCGCCCTGCTTGATCGCGTAGGCGCGTGTCGCCTGCTCTCCCTCATACGATGCAATCTCGGATGGTGATGGAATCACGGAGCGTGCTGCCTGTTCGGGCGTCATGCCAGCACCCCGGCCTCGACCGGCGTTAGGTCTTTGTCGTCCACGACGAGCGACTTGCCCGTCCCGAATCGAACGACCTTCCAGTCGTAGCGCCGCGCGCCGCCATGGTAGGACGGATCGCCCGGTGCCCAAACGTATGAGCGTTCGGTCACGGTCACGCGCCCGGACGTGCCCTTGCGCGTATAGACACACTCCGCGCCTACCTCCGGCCCTTGCAGCCGTGCGGGATTCTCGGGCGGGATAGGCATATGGCGACACTCGCGGACGCGCGCCGTTCGGGGATGCTTTCGTACATCTTCGGCGCGCATGGCGTCGCAGCCGTCAAAGCCAGCGCGACACGATTCTAGCGTTGCGATCATGCTGCCATTCCTTCCTCGTTAGGCTTCGTGCCGATCCCGCTCATAGCGTGCAGGATGCGGCCCGCGAGCCGTTCCGCTTGCCCTACGTTGATAGTGCGCCCGTTGCCCGCCTCGGCGTAGCGCCGTGCGAATCGACGGTGCGCCCGCCGCCAGATTGCGTACAGCCGCGCATAGCGTTCAGGATCGGCAGACACTCGCGGCGTACACTTGTTGCGCGGCCCGAACCGATAGCACGCCTCGCATACGCCGACCTCTCGCAAGTAGGCCGCCTTACGCATTCCCTTGCCGCCGCCGATGCGTGCCAGCCGTGATGCGGGCGTGCCACAATGAGCACAAGGGATCGCGGCGGGCGTGCTAGGTTGTGCCGCATTGCGTGCCACTCTAGGCCGTGAGCGTGTCACTTTGTAGCCGTTCGCGGCCAGTAGCGCGACTGCCGCGTCTATCGCCGGATCGTGTGTAGCCATCATCCGTACTGCTCCTCGATCTGCAACAGGACAAGCGGTGTGTGCGCCGCGTCATAGGTGTAGTCAATCTCCCCCGCTATGATCGGTGTCTCCACTCCGTTGATATTGACAAGCACGGGCGCGCCGCGCTCCTCGGCGTTGACACCGTAGGTGCTCAGTAGGTCTTTGAGTTGTTCGATAGTCACCTTGCCAACCCTCCCTCTATCAGTCCATTGAGCGCCGCAAGTAGCAGCACAAAGCCAATCACCGCAAGCCAGCCGTATAGGTGCGGCCTCATGCTTGCCGCTCGGCGCTATCGAGCACCGCGTGCATACCGCGCAAGACTTCCCATGCTTCGCGCTTCGGCCCGTGATAGTCGGTCAGACTGCGTACCGCGCCGCCATCGTTGACCATCTCGACTACCTGTACCCCGCCGTAGGCTTGCGACAGGTGAATGTTGCCGATGTTGGCGCGGTAATGATTCCCGCTCCCTTTCATCATCGGCCCGGTCGCGCTCCACGGCTCGGTCGGTCGGCCTAGCCGCTCGTTGAGCGTGCGTACTTGCGCCTCTAGCATCTTGATTGTGATCCGGTCAGCCATTGTCCGTACCTTTCATCATGGCGGCAGCGCCAGCGTAGGCCCGCCGCATCCTGTGATAGACCCGCCATGCGGCATCATCCGCGTCTAGCAGCGCCGCGTACTCTGTATCCGCCTGCCAGTCCCACGGCCCTGCCATATTCCGCGCGCGAGCGTAGGCTATGCAAGCGTCCGCCGTCACCCGGCCAGCCTCTAAGCCGCATACGATGCACGGCCCGCCGCACGGTTCGTCGGGCATTAGCGCCGCACTCCGCGCCGTGTCTAGGTGCTTCATCATCGCGTGCCGCCGATGCGCCAACCCGCGCGCTCTAGCCGCCGCAAGTCGCGCATGGTCGCGCGCAAGCGTATGACCCGCTCCGATACGACCGTGCGGCCCGTGACCGTGCGGTACAGGTGCCGCCCCTTGACGAGCGTGCCCATCGGCGCGGAGTCTGGCGCGTCCCAATAGTCGCCCGCCGTGGCGGAGTATTGCCCGCCATCCTCCCCGAGTAGGTAGTACCGTCCGGCGTCCCTCATGCGAGCACCGCCAAGTCTGTACCAACAAACTGCCCCGACTGCGCCGGATGCCGTACCGCGCGGCGGTTGGTAAGGATGCCGCGCCCGTTGTGCGCCCGACACGAGCACTCGGTCAAGTCTACGATGCCCTCGGGACGGCGCCGCGCCGCGTCTAGCGCCGCGTCTAGCCCGTCAAACTCGCCGCCGAAGGTTTGCCCGTTAGACCAATCCGCCCATGCCCGGACCCGATACCGCTTGTGATCGGTCATGCCGACACCGCCCCGACCGCGCCAACCGTACCGTACTCAAAGTCTACGGCGCGAAGGTTGCCGTACCCATCCCGGCGATACTCGACCGTCATTCCCGAAGGGTAGCGGTACGAGAATCCGAACCTATCTCGCGCGTGGAACCGATCCCGCGCCGCGTAGTAGGCGATCCGCGCCCGCTCGACTGCCGCTAGATTGTCCGCGCCCGCCATGCGCCGATCCATCGCCGCCGCGTACTCGGCTGCCGTTAGCAGCATATCCCGTAGATTATCGCTCACCTTGCACACTCCTCGTACCGTGTACCGTGCCGCTAGTCGCGGCCTATACCCGTAGTCTATATGCGGAGTCTCCGCGTGTCAACAGTCAATATTCGGCACCGCCCCTAGCCGCTCCGCCGCGCGGCGTATCCCATCCGCCGTATACCGCGCGCCATTGCCATGCGTGCCGCACCGCTAGACCATCGGTCGCGGCCCGATCCGCCGCGCCCTGATACCAGCCATTACGCTCGGCCCGTTCCAGTACCGCCCGCCATGCCGCGTATTCATGCGGCTCGACCGGCCGACTAGGGTAGTGGCGGCGAATCGTGTTAGGCATCGGAGTACCCATCGAGCCATGCCCCCATGCGGCGCGTTCTGGCGCGTGCCGCGCTACTCGTCGCCGTGCTGCTGCTAGTCTCCGGGTCATTGCAATGCGCTTGCGCTTCGGCCAGCGTTAGCCCGCTTTGCAATGGTGCGCCGTCCGCCCCGGAAGTAGTGCCCCGCAGCGCCGCCGCGATCCTAACGTAGTCCCTGCGTGTCATTCTGGATGCTCCTTTACCGCGTCCGTCACTCGCCGCATATCGCACCGACTCGCGTATATCCGCGACACTCTCCGCACCGTACGCTTCGCGGTACTCCGCCACGTCAACGTCAACCGTCAGCGTCACTCGGACCCGCAATACCTTGCCGACTCTGCTCATCATCTCGCCGCCTTTCACCTAACCGTACAGGGTAGGTATTGGATATCCCCGTCGCGTATGGTCACGTCGCCGCCGTAGAATCCCATGATCTTTGGCAGCGCGTCCTCGACTCGCCGCAGTGTGTACCCTACAGCGCCATTGTCTCGACTCTCGCGTACTAGGTCACGACACCCGATGCGATGCACCGCGAACATAGCCTGTCCTGCTCGTGCTCGGTGACGTATGACCAATACCACGCCGCCACGCTCCTGCTGTTCGCTCATCGGTCCGGGTCCGATACCCAGCCGCTATTGCTCATGTATCCCGTGACCGGCTGCGCTCCGCCTACTGGCAGGGTGCCCGCCTGTGCTCGCCGCACCCATGCAGGCAATGCCTGCTCGTAGCACGTCGCGCACGCCTTGCCGTCAGTCGTGCTCGACTGGACCCATACCGGCGCATGGTCCGCCCCGGCGATCCTATGGGTACGCTCCTCGTCTCTCATTGTGCTGCGCTCCTCATCGCTTCGGGATGCGGCAGGCGGCCTACCCGTACTCGGTCCGCCTGACCCTGCCGACTCATTCCCATGACCTAACTATACCCGATCCGGTCCATCTTGTGGGATCGGATTACATGCGGCGGAGAGTACCCGCGAGTTGTTGCGAGCACAATCATACCCACCCCACGGTCGGAAGTTCCCAAAGGCGGGTCAGGACCATCGAGCGTCGTCATCACCATATATTCGCACGGTACAATCGTGGTACAATGACCGTACACTCATCGTACCAAAGGAGACCCACATGGCTGAATTCCCACCTTCCATACGCACCGTGCCGGTGTCAGAGGCCCGGCAAACTCTCCCGGCGCTGGTGGAGTTTGTACAGTCCGGCACACTCGATCTACACGAGGTCGTGCTCACCAAGCATGGGTTCCCGGTGGCCCGGCTGGTTTCGTACAAGAATCGTACAGAATCCGGCTTGTTCCCGGCCGAGGACGACGAGACCGACCCATTTGGCGGATGAATTTGGCTCACATCCGTACACAAAACGCTTGTGTTCTGGCCCGGCAGGGTATACAATGAGTACGCAAAGTACACACGGGAGGAAGGGATGACCAACGAACGGAGCGACTGCGCTCACTGGTTGACCGGTTGCTCCCCGCGCGCGATTTCGGGGTCCGACGGGACTACGCGCAGGAAGTTGTGGATGAAGCCCTCGCCGCCGAGCGCCGCGCCACGGTGAAGCGGATACGGGCGGCGCTAGAGGAGGCCGGTTGGCGGGAAGACAGTCCCTTTGAGGACAGGTGGCAAATCGCAGTCGGGGAGGGCGCCCTAGAGTCTGATCTGGCCGACATCCTCGACGCGGAGGCCGAGCGATGAAAAAGACCTCACCAGAAGAGCGGCTCGAAGCAGCCGAGGCCGTATGCCTGCTATATGGCTGGTCGGGAACGACGGAGTTCGATGGGACGGATCGACAACTGGCGACCCTCCAATTGTGGAATCAATGGTCTGATCTGGTTGGTATGAAGTTCATCAACCGGAAAGCACATCTTCCCGAATTTAGCGATGCCCAGATCAAGCAACTCGCCGATAAGCACCGGGACATCCGTGCTGAGATGCTCAAGAAGTTCGAGGAACTCGTGGTGTCAGAATGAAGAAGACCTCCCTGATCCATGTGCGCGTTACCGATGCCGAGCGCGAGCGTATTGACTCTTTAGCAAATGCCGAGGGCCGCTCGACAGCAGGCTATATTCGGCACCGGCTGTTCGATCCTGACTTGCCGCAGATGGAGCATCTGGCTACCGATCCGGCCCATCGACCTGTACCCGAACCATTGGTTGTTCGTGCGGCGGTCGATTCGGTTGGAAAGGCTGGCATGGACGCAACGGCACGGACCATAATCACCGGAAGATCAGATATCGAACGCCAGCGCGCCGCACAATCGTCCCGCGACGAGATTCTGCGCGGCATCAACAAGAAGAAGTGATAGCCATGAGAGAGAAGCCTCGCACCCAAGCCGGACGCGATCTTGTATTCCAAGAGCAGCACCGCGCCTTCCCCTTCTGGGAGGCTGGCGACATTCGTGAACGTGTGATCGCTGTTGAGCGCGAAGCCGCCGACTCGCAAGCGGTACGGCTGCGCGAGGCGCTGGAACGGCTTGCGAATCACTCCCGCGCAGCGGCCCGTGCAGCCCTAAAGGAGCAGCCATGACCGACACCCCACACGACGCGGCAGAACGGCCCGCGTACAAGGAACTGATGCGCTGGCTCGCATCCGACTTCTTCGATGGTCAGGTGCCGTCTGGCTACTCGAAGCGGGTAAACGCTGCTCTGGCCGAAGCCGCCGACTCGCAAGCGGTACGGCTGCTGACTGACCTACTGCGAGTCGCCTTCAAGGACGAGATGTTTCTGACACAGAACGGTGTCCCGATGGAAGCAACGCCGGGCGTCAGGCGTGCGGTTCGCAAGGTCCGCGCCTACCTCGCCGCCCTCACGGAGCAGCCATGACCACCCCATGCACAGCGGCAGGACGGGCGCTGCACGCCACGCGTTGGCATCTCCCCCGCTGCCGCTATGCGATGGCAGTCGGTTCCTGCGATTGCGGCCTCCTCAAGTACATCCTCGCCATCGAAGCCAGCGGCCCGCTCTGCCTCAACTGCGGCGAAGCGGCAGACCACGGCGTTGTGCTTGGCGAGGAAGTCTCGCTGCGTCGGGATCGCCGCGATGGCATGACCGATAGAGAGGCCGCTGAGTACGGAGTCCTAGATCACCAGCCCATCGAGGCGCAGCCATGATTTCGGTTGAGGTCTTTCTGATTGTTCTTGTGATCTGGGGACTGCTGATCGTTGCCGTGGTTGATGGACAGGCCGTTGATCCGGTACAGTTGGTGCTCGTGCCAATGAGAGGAGCAAGTAAGTGACCGACACCCGCACCATCACCCGTGACGATGTTGAGAACAGCCTTCGACTGTTTGTCTCGGTCTACGGCATGGGTTGGCACGAACGAGTGAGCATTGAGGAGGCAGCCAAGGCCATCTTCGCCGCCCTGCCTACTACGGCTCCTGACGAGTCCGATGAAGCATTCGTGAACCGTCTCGAAGCAGCCGAGGCCGCCCTGCCCGCCCTGCCAGCGGTCCGCTGTGGCTACGGATGCAATCGTGAGCCGGAACATGAGGGCGTACACCTGATGCCGAGTGCTGGCATCTACCCCGCCCCGCCAGCGGACGCCTTCTACTGCATCCTGCCGCCCGAGCATGTGGGACTGCACGCCGGCTGGGAGGGCGGCGAGTGGTCGGTAAAGGAGCACCCGTCAGGGTTGCTACACGCCGCGCAGCGGGGGCTCGACGTGGAGCGGCTGGCGGAGGCGCTGACCCTCGTGGAACGCGAATGGGATGGTGACTGGCCGGACTGGCCTTCAACTTGGCCCCGCAAGAGAGAGGACAGGATGGCCGCTGCCATCGCCGCCGCCTACCTCGCCGCCATCGAGGAGAAGCAATGATCCGCGTCGAGCGATGCGACCACCCGTATGGGCACAGCGGGCCACACGGCACCAACCAAACCCGCATCGAAGCCGGTGCCGCTGCGATCGACGTGGAGCGGCTGGCAGCCATTGAGCACGACCAGTGGATCGAGTGGAGCAAGACCATCGCGCGCGAGGGGCTGACACCCGAGCGCATCGCCCGCTGGGAGCGGTACTGGGTGCCGTATGCCGACTTGGACGAAGCCACCAAGGAGCATGACCGCAAGTGGGCGCGCCTCGTCCTCGCCGCCATTGAGGAGAAGAAGTGAGCGACGACATCCCCTGGGTCAAGTCACCCCGCGTGCCCCACCCATCCCACAAGGAAGGCTCACGGCGGCACGTTGTCTCGTATTGGGGCTGGTGGGAGAACGGCATGTGGACTTCTCGAACGAAGTGCAGCGAGCCCCGCTGTGAAATGAATAGCGCCGCCCTCGCCACCCTGCCAGCAGAGCGGGAGGTGGAGGCATGAGCCGCCTCAACTTCGGGCCAATGGCTGACAGATGGAAGCGCAACAAGCAGACAGGCGTACCCATGACCCAGCCCGGCGCCCGCAGCCTGCGTGACGACCTCCGTGAGCGCATGAACGCACCCGGCCCGACCGTCACCATCACCAAGGCGCAACTGGTCTACCTGTTGCAGGCGGTACGGCTGCCCACGGTGGAGCAGTTGGCAGTGGTACTACACCGAGAAGGACTTGGCTGCCATTCCGATTACTGCTTCGACTGGTACGGGGAACGCGACGGGCGAAAGACTGACGACCCATCGCAGACCCACTACCGACGCGCCGCAACCATCCTCGCAGCCCTAGCGGAGCAGCCATGAAGTTCGAGTGCGGCTGCCTCGCAGCCATCGAGGAGCCGAAGTGAGCGAACTGCTACTCGTGCTTGCCGTGTTCCTCTTTGCATTCGTAGCAGCCTTGGGCGGATTTGTTATCGGCTGGTGGATCGTCCTCGCAGCTATCGAGGAGAAGAAGTGAAGTTCGAGTGCGGCTGCCTCGCAGAACCCACGGGCGGCTGGGACCGCTGCGACGTGCATGCCTTCTGGGTCTGTCACCTGCCCGACAGGACGGCGACCGCCAACGAGTGCCCGCCCTGCCGACTGGCCCGCCTGCGGCGTGGTCATGCTCTCCCCATTGACTCTGGCACCGTTGGGTGCTATCTTGCCAGCACCAGCCCGGTCCCTGCGACCGGGAGTGCGAGGTCGCTCCGGCGGCCTCGTTTCGTTTTGGCCCGGAGGAAGGCATGACCGACACCCGCAGCCTGCGTGACGACCTCCGTGAGCGCATGAACGCGCCCGGCCCGACCGTCACCATCACCAAGGCGCAACTGGCCTACCTGTTGGGTCAGTCGGCGCCGGGGCTGGACGAAGCCCACCTGAGAACGCTGCGCCTTCTGGACGAAGCGACGGTCCTCATCCGAAGTCTGGCAACGGCCATCGAGGCACGCTGGGCCACAAGCAACGACCATCTCGTGAAGCCCCCACCGCCCATCTACTACGAGGCTGCGCGCTGGCTCGACCGCGCCGCCAGCGAGGAGCAGCCATGACCACCCCACGCACAGCCAATCTTGCTCGGACCTTCGACTTCACCGACTTTGCCAACGGCCCGCTCTGCCTCAACTGCGGCGAGGCGGCAGACCACGGCGTTGTGCTGGGCGAGGAAGTCTCGCTGCGTCGGCGTCTGCCCACGGACGGCGTGCCCCGGTCGGCGGACGAGCACCCGAGTCGTCAGCAGATCGAGGAAGCAATGCGCTATCCGTCTGACTGGAACAAAGGCCGCACCTCCGCCAATCCCGGCTTCAATGACGGTTTCGCTGCCGGATGGAAGGCCTGTGGGGCCGCGCAGCCCGCGCCGGGGCTGGACGTGGGGGTATTGGCGCTTTCGTTGCGCGACCACAAGCACGTTGGCAGCGATCACGGTCCGGGTTGCGCTGAGGACATCGCTGATTGCTACGACGCCCATGTTGCCCGCCTCGCCGCCATGGCGGAGCAGCAGTGAGATACCCGAGCGTCTGGACGCCCTTCGACAGACAGCACCCAATGGGATTCCACGGGCAACTGACCCATCGCTCGCTGCCGATGCGGACCCTGCACCGAGTCGCGGTGTTCCTGCTGATCCGTTGGTATGCCTATCTCGCCGCCATCGAGGAGCAGCCATGACCGACACCCGCAGCCTGCGTGACGACCTCCGTGAGCGCATGAACGCGCCCGGCCCGACCGTCACCATCACCAAGGCGCAACTGGCCTACCTGTTGGGTCAGTCGGCGCCGGGGCTGGACGTGGAGCGGCTGGCACGGGCGCTGGAAGCGTTCTACATCGCACATGGTTTCGGGCCACACGCTGGAGACGCAGAGCGGTTCGCCGCCGCCTACACCATCCTCGTCGGTTGAATCCACTCAAAACTAGTTGAAATGACCGAATATGGGCAAATTACAATGATTGACGGAATATTGGCTTTTATATCACTCTTTTGTATCGTTGGATGGTATATCGACCATCGGCGAGCCAAGTCTTGGGAGAATGCCGCGACTGCCTACTTTCAATTGCTCGAAGAGCAAAAGACGCTGGTTGACGGCGTCCTAGAACTCAATGACGCTATGCTGGCTGACCGAATTGAAATGTATCGGCTCCAAGAGCGAGACTTTGTAACCCGCACGGGGATTGGGAATGTTCACTAGGCTCCTGATGGCGGCGATGTTGCTATTTGCAACTGCCGCACCTGTCCTAGCCGGAGATGAGACTTGTGACCCCATCGCAGTCGGACCCAATACCCCTTCTGGGATCGCGGGTTGCACGCTGGATGGCCCAACCGACGGTGTCGCCAGTTGGTATCACGGCACCGTTGCCGCAGCCAACTGGTGTGTCTACCCGTGGAAGAACTGTCAGCCCGTCAGCGTTCAGTCTCACCGCACCGGAATTACCATCATCATCACACCCGGCAGTTTTTGCGACTGCTGGTGGATGACAGACCGCAGGCTGATCGACCTCACACCGTCGCAATTCGCCGCACTTGGCGAGAGCACTGACAGCGGCCTGATCGCCGTGACCGTGACCCCCGTGAACTCTTCTGGTCTGTCTGTCGAGCAAGATATCGGAATGCCGGATACCTCGTTAGGACAGATCACTGATTTGGCTACACTGACCGTCGTTGGTTGGCTGTTGCTCTGTTTCGCGGCGCTGGCGCTGATCGACCACCTATGGTTTAGAGGGAGAAAGAGAAAATGATCTCGCTGTTCGCCGAACCCCTACCGATCAAGTGTGGGCAATTTGGAGGAACCGAACTGTTGTTGCTGGGGGTGCTAGAGGATGACTACGGCCTCCGGGGGTTGGCCGTGGATCGGCAGGGAGAGATGGCCGTTCAGCGGCTCGAATGGCCGATCAAGTGCGACTGGCGCTTCGATGCCGAGAAGGATGCGTGGTTCCAGTTGGAAGCCGAGCCGACTATTCCGACTAGCACCGCCGACGAAGAGATGACCCAACGACCAGCCAACTGGCCGCGAACGGAAGAGTAATGGACTATCTCGTCTGGAGTCAGACCAACTTCCTATCGGTGCATCGGCTCAAGATGCCGCCCTGCGATCAGGACATTCACGGCCACCAGTACAGTATCCGAGCCTATGCTGACGGCACTTACGACCCTACCCGCAAACTGCCTGATCTTCGGGACCAACTCGCCCAGATTCGATCAGAGTTGGAAGGACATGACCTGAACCTGATGCTGGTCGGTGTCATCTCTACGCCCGAAGGGATCGCGGCATGGGCACTGGATCGACTGCAATGCGCCGCAGTCCGCGTCGCGCAGGATGATAATGCCGCCGTAACCCTGTATCGTTCACCCAAGAGAATCCAATGAACAAACTGATCCGTTTCGATAACGACCACTACGGCTACATGGTGGATAACCACTTCAGGTCTGAGCAGGCGCATGAATTCGGCGTCTACTTCGCCGAATTCTGGCCCGGCAAGAAACTGATCGTGATGCAGTCCGACGAGTTCATCGACTTGACTGGCGAGTACGAGATCATCCCAATGTCGGATATCGTGCAATGATCGAATGCGACAGTTGCGGCAAAGAGATCGAGCGGCCCAACCTGATCGACGGATTGCGGCTCTGCGCTAAGTGCGCTTTCGAGCAGCGGATGGAGTACGAGCCGCCGCGAGCACCCATCGAGAAGACATGGCGCAAGTTCAAGAAGCATGAGGATCGCTGGAAGTGAGCGTCGCTACTGATTTCAAGCGGTTGCGGCAAGAGTTCGTGACCGGCGAAATGAGCGTTACCACGCTGGCCGAGTCGAACGGACTGGCGAAGAGCACGCTGGCTCGGCAATTCCGCAAGGAAGAGCCGGTGTCGCATCTGAACGCCTACCAAGAGCGGGACGCCTATCGCAACCGGATGGTAGACAAGACCTACGACCTGTTGGCCGACAAGGATGCGGGTGCGGCGACGGCCCGCATGATGAAGATTCTGACCATCTCTGATGCGGTGCTGGACTATTTTGAGACCGAGGTACGCAAGGGCCGTGCTAAGATCGGCGCAAAGGAGGCCGCAGTCTGGGCGCAAATCGCTCAGGTAGCCTCCGGCAAGCCATCGAAGGTCACGCAGGAGCAACATCTTGGACTTGGTCTCCTCGCCACCACCCCCGACCTTGCCCGATTCCTTGAAGACGCTACTCGGCAACGCATCTCTGACAACGGAGCAGTTGCAGGAACTCCTATCGTTGTCGTTGAAGGTCCAAGCCCCGACTGACGTTTTCAAGTTCGGCGAATATGTCTTTGGTTACCAGCCCGCGCCGCACCACCGCGAGATGGTGGACTTCATCAATGAAGGCATCAGGACCAAGCAGAACACCGTTGTCCTAGAGCCGCGCGGCGCTGCCAAGTCAACGTGGAGCACTACCATCAACGCGACCTATCGGGTCGCCATTGATCCCCATATTCGGATCGGGCTGTTCAGCAAGACTGCGGACCACGCCTATGACATGAGCCGTGGCGTTCGCTTCACGCTGGAACGCAACGACAACTTCCGTGAGGTGTTCGGCAACCTCGTGTCTGACGCCAAGTGGACCGACAAGCAATGGGTCCGCGCCGGATCGAAGTGGCTAGGCAGCAATCAGGCCACGCTCTTCGCGGGCGGCGTGCTAGGACAGGTGGTGTCCAAGCGATTCGACCTGATCCTGCTGGACGACATTCTCGATGAAGAGAGTACCGCCAATATCGAGCAGATGGAGCGCGTCCAGACTTGGTTCTGGAAGACGCTGATGCCGTGTCTCACGCCAGATGGCGTGGTGATCTATGTCGGCACACGCTGGTCCGAGGGGGATTTGGCCGAGACTCTCATTACTCCCAAGGTGGATGGCGGCAAGGGCTGGCGCAATCTGATCCGAGGCGCGCTGTACGAGGAGCGCGGCGAACTACGGTCGTATTGGCCGGAATACTGGTCAGTCGAGACTTTGCTAGAGAAGAAGGAGCAGATGGGATCGGCCCTCTTCTCGTGCGCCTACATGAACGACATCACCGGACTGATGGCTGGCAATATCTTCTCGAAACCCGACTTCCAGTATTTCAGTAGTTTGCCTGAAGGCAAGTACACGATCCGCATGGGCGTGGACCTTGCCTCGTCAGTCAAGGAGCGGGCAGACTACACCGCACGAGTCACGACCGCCGAAGACGAGGGCGGTAACTTCTTCGTGCTGTCGGCCCACCGCGAGAAGATCAGCGGTGGTCACGCCCAATTCATCGAAGACGGTTGGGCCGCATTCCCCGAGATGTCTCTGGTTATCGTTGAAAACCAGCAGTTCCAGTCCACCCTGATCGAAGAGATGATGCGCGACAAGCCTCGCATCCCGATCATGGGTAAGCGGGCCGACACCGATAAGACGACTCGTGCGCGGGCGGTGGCTGCGCGATACGAGGGGAAACGGGTCTTCCATCATGTATCGTTACAAGATAGCGATCTGGAGCGCGAAGAACTCTCGTTTCCGAAGGGACACGACGATCTTGTAGACGCACTAGGCTATAGTATGGACTTAGGCGGTCAGGACTTCTACTTCGCATCTGCGAGTTGGTGATGGAAAAGACCTTTCGAGACGGAAAACGCGAAGTTCCTGAGCATTTGGCCGAAATGATGGCCGGAATGGAGACTTTCCGGTTCAATTTCTCCGATGCCATTGACGAGGCGAACCGGCGCCAGATGGGAGAATATCTGAGCAAAGCCCAGAATCAGGCCGTTCGGGATCATTTCGAGAAGTTTCGATAGATGGGTGCCGTTCTCGACTTTGTTCAGAAGGCGGTAGGACCACGGGCCATCGCGCCGACCAATGCCGCCATGACCGGCATGGTGTATTCGGGCAAGCACGCCCAGAAACTCAATGTCGAGGTCTTCCGCAACTGGGGCAAGCATTCGCCGTGGATACGGGCCGCGATCAACCTTCGCAAGTCCCAGATCGCCGCTGCTGACTACGAAGTCGGCCCTTTCGATATCAACCGTCCTCATTCCAAGCGGTTGGCCCGCGATATCAAGGCGATCTTCGATCACCCCAATGACAAGGATCGGTCGTTCCGCGCCTTCATCTCGCCGGTCATTGATGACATCCTGACTCTCGACGCGGGCAGCATTGAAGCCGTGACCAATATGCTCGGCGACCTGAAAGAGATATGGTCAGTCGATGGCGGCAAGGTACGAGTATCGACCACATGGGAAGGCGACAATCCACGCGAGCCGCGCTACTTCTGGTATCCAGACGGCCAACAGCACGCTTCGTGGCGCAATGACCAATTCGCCTACATGATGATGAACCCGGTCACTTATGGAGTGCTGGGCATCAGCCCGCTCGAAACACTCAAACTGACCATCGACGCCGAGTTGAATGCGACCGACTACAACCGGCGTCAGGTTTCATCTGCTCCACCCGAGGGACTGTTGAATCTGGGTGAGGGCATTCCTCCCGAGAAGGCCGAGCAGTGGAAGTCGTTTTGGATGGCTGAGATTGCGGGCAAGGGCGCGATGGGCATCATCGCCGGGACCAAGAGCCCGTCGTGGATTCCATTCCGTCAGACCAACCGAGACATGGGCTTCAAGGAGTGGCAGGAGTATCTGGTCAGACAGATCGCCGCAGTCATGGGTATGGCACCCCAAGACCTCGGCTTGACCTTCGATATCAACCGTTCTCAGGGTGATGTCGTACAGGAATTGTCAGAGGACCGTGGATTGCGTCCTTTGGCTGATATGATTGAAGATGAACTGACGCATCAGTTCGTGTGGCACCCTTCGTTTGGGGGGCCGGATAACAATCTAGCGTTCCGATTTACTCGCCTGAACATTCGGGAGAGTCAGTCGAAGGCCAACATCAACAAGATCGCACTCGCGGGCGTACCTTGGAAGACGGGCAACGAGGCCCGCGTCGATGAAGGCCGCGAACCAATCGGGGACCTGAATGCGGAAGACAATCCGTTCAATCAGATTCTCGCCAATACGCCTCTAGGCATGGTGCGGCTCACCGAGAATTCGGCTGACATCCCAACGGCCAGAGAACTATCTCTCGGTAACCAAACACCCGCAAACGGTTCGGACCAGCCTTCACAGGCTCCAGCCCCGAAACCGTCCAAGGGACCTCAAAAGGAGCCGTAACATGGCCGCAGCCCTAACCGTCAGAGTCTATACCGGAGCATCGGCAGGCACCGAGTCGTCTTCCGTCACTGGTATCGACTTCGAATCCGCCGATAACGCAACCAACTCGCTTGCCAACCGTCAGGCCAACCCGATCACAGTGGGCAACAACTCCTATGAGAAGTGGCTCAAACTGAAGATCGACACCGCCCCGGCAAACGCCGTCACTAACTTCCTGATCTGGGGCGATGGCGCCGTGATGACCAGCACTACGCTGAATTTCACTGCCGCATACATCACTGGTGTAACCCCAGTGGCGACCGCATCCAGCGTTGCCAACACGACCTTCGTGAACTTCACGTCTGGTAACAAGGCGACATGGGACTCGACCTCGTACACGGCGACCAACGCGACGACCAAGTACAGCGTGTTCCAACTCGTCGTAGATGCAACAGCGGGGCCGGGAAACTGGACACAGGAAACTATCTCGTTCAGTTTTGACGAGACATAGCCCGGCGACTAACTAAAAGACTCTGATCTGCTGGAGGCTAGAGCCCCGCTAACCGTAGGGACTATGTAGGCGGATCACCTTGCTATACTTGCGGCGAACCCGTGTGCGATCTGCCGCAATCCAAAGGAGGCTCATTGATGTTCACAAGGTAGGGACATCGCTCTTACAGGCAGGGCGATAGTCCTGCGGCGATGTTCCACTTGAGGAGCATCAATTGGCTACCAATAAGAACCAGCACAAGAAGAAGCCGCGTTCCGCCAACAAGATTGGGCGCAACAAGGCGAAGTGCGAGCGGTACGAGCGCGAGAACCGCCGCGAGAAGAACAGGGATCGGCGTGCGGCACGGATTGCCAAAGGCTTTCGATCCGAATAAGCGACCTGTTAGCGGATCGGTTGCTAACCCGATGGCGCGGCAGGACAAGGCCCGGTAGCGGACGGCTTGCGCCGCAGCGCACCGGGTTCCCTCATTCGGCGAAGAGCCCTCAGAAATGGGGTTTTCGTTTGCTAGAATGCAGATGGCTCGGGGAGTCGGGCGCTGTGATGATCCGAGCCGTAACGATAACTAAGGAGAAGAAAATGGTATTCAGTCTCACTCGTATCGTCCAAGCAATTCTGATTGCTGTCGTGGTTGGGCTGGTCTGCATCCTGTTGGGTGGGATTCTGGTTACCCTCAAGGTGCCCATCGCAGTTACCGTTGGCGGCTTCATGGAGGAGTGGGGCTGGGTTATCGGCGTTGTCTTCGGTCTGTGGTTCTACTTCGGCGGCGGGGCATTCCCCAAGATCGGAGCATAGTCCCCTTCGTGTAGCGTAAAGGAGGGGGGAATGAGTCACAACGAACAGGATGATCCCCCCGCGCATTTTCGCGGCACCGATGGTCGCTACTCTTCATTTGAGGTAGAGATCAAGCGACTCGACCAGTTGCGTCAGGCTGGCGACTTGGCCGTGGCAGCGGCTTTGGCCGCTCAAGAGAAAGCGACATCTGCCGCTCTGGCCGCGTCCGACAAAGCAATCAACAAGGCCGAGGTCGCCCAGCAGCATGTCAATGAGGGCCAGAATGAGTTTCGGCTCACCCTGAAGGATCAGGCTGCCACGCTGATGCCTCGTGCTGAGACTGAACTGCTGGTCGTCGGTATTCGCAAGGACATCGCTGACATCAAGAAGGTTCAGGATGAGGGCACTGGTCGCTTCAAGGGGGCCATCGACTCTCGTACTCTTTTGTTTTCGGTGTTCGCCGCACTGGGGACTGCCCTCGGTGTCTACCTTGCCATTAGTTCACTCATAGCGGGCAAGTAATCTCGGGAGTCGCAGGGGGGTGAGGGCACAGCATGAAGCGGCTATTGGCGTTGGCACTGGCGCTAGTGATCCTGTTCTTGGGCGGCTCGCAAGCGGCTGG